AAAATTTGTGAATAAATCAAGTTTTTACCAAGTTTTTTATTCACATCACTTGCATTCACCTTTATTTAATTAAAAAAGCATGGTGCATATATCCGGGCCGGGCATAAAAAAGGCCCGGTGAGAACACCAGGCCGAACAATCCTTGTGAAACCAACTTATGCTTCCTTATGAGAAAACAAATATACTACTTTTTCTCAAAGTCGCTTTTAAGCCATGTGCGGCGGTCAAATTCGCCGCTTTTTGCATCGTACCAATTAATGTACCAGGCACCAAGGTTGGCACAAAATTCGCCAAATTTAACCAGGTTGGTAATGTTCCGGTATTTCCTGGGCCGTGGGCCTTTTGGCCCAAAAAAAACTATTGCCGTTTTGATTATTTTAGGCATTTGCTATATTTTTACAGTGAATGCAAGTGACTTGCGGTTGGTTCCGAAGTCGTTTGTCCGGCCGGTTCCCTTCGGGTTGAACCGGCCTTTTTTTTAAAATGGCAAATCATCCGTTTCCGGGTTGTTATTTATTGCCGCCTCTTTTACCTCATGCACATCACCTAAAATGTCATTGGGTTGTTCCGGCATTTCACTGGCAAGCAATCGCAAATAATTGTTTCCGGCCTTGCTCTTGTTAATCCATCCGGCCAGGCGGAATTTTTTGCCATTAATTTCAACGTTGCCGGTGTAATCCGGTGAAGTTGGTTTTTCCTTTTTGTTCCGGTAAAGTGAACCGGTGTTTTTTTTGTTATCCATAACTATTGTTGTTCGGGTTCCTCCGTTCCCAGGTTTAAGGTTTTTTTACTTTTTTGGGTATTGTAATTGTGTCCGTTTCAATAATTGGCACCTGGTTCCACTGGCCTTCAAAATTCATAATGGCTATTGGTTCAAAATCATCACTACTTCGCAAATATTTTGGTTTTAATATAAATTGTTTGGTTTCCCGGTTCCGTTCCACGATCATGGTACTTTGCGCCCAACGGTCAGTATTGGAACCTAAATGGCCAAGGGTTTCGCCATGGCCTTTACCCAAGTGAAGTACACCAATCATCAAAATATTGTATTGCTTGGTAATTCTTTTGAACCAGTTTGTAAGTAACCTGGTTTCCGTTTCATCATTGTAATTTAAGCATAAGTCCAAAAGGCCATCCACAATAATAACGGAACAATCCGAATGGTTTGACAAATAAAGTTCAATCATGGCCCGGATGCGTTTAGGCATGTCCTCACGAAAAGAAAAGGCATCCAGGAAATCGGGAATGCTCTCTTTACTGGCAAAGTTTTTAATCCTTTCCATTTGCCGGTAAAAATCATATTGTGAACTTTCGGTGTCAAAATAGGCAATCCGGTTGCGGTCTTTTGGTGTTTGCATCTTTATTCCAAATATTGACTGAAACGGCGGAACCAGTGCGGAACTAATCATTGCGGCGGCATAAGTCGATTTGCTTGCCTTTGGTAGTCCACTAATCACGCAATAATTTTCCAGGCAACCAACTACCTTACCGGTAATTGTCAATACCACTTGTTCGGCCTTTGGTTTTAGCAAAGGGTTATACTTCCGAACTTTGAGTATTTCGGTTAATTCCTGGTCGCTTGTCATAAGGTTAATAATTCCAGTAACTGGAAAGCCAAAGCATAAAAAATACAATTACAAAAAGCCAAAATTTTGGATTATTCCACAATTTGTAAAGTGTTTTCATCTTGGTTAGTTTTATTAAGTTCATCAATTAATAATTCAGCCGCCGTAACACTGGCCTGGTAAGGGTTCAACTTTTTACCCTCTTTTGCATAATCCTTTTTGGTTTCCAGGAAATACGGTAAAAGTGTTATTGCGAAATATTCGCGTTTTGTCATCCCTGGAATAGGTGCCAGTACACGGCCGAGGTTATCTTGAACTATTTGCGGCGGAAATGCCGGAACATCGTAAGTTTTGTGCATTGTAATAAATTTTTAATTGTTTGTGGTAAAAAGGCAATTTCAATAATGAATAAAAGAGTAAAGCAAATCGGTGTTGCTACAAATAAAAAAAATAGCATTTCACCAATAAACTTTAACTTTTCACGCATTGTGTACTTCGGTTAAGTGTTTGGCAATTCTTTGATATTCATCAATACTATCATCAATCAAAGTGCGTAATTCCATTTGTAAATTGAAAGGAATTAACCTTTGGTCAATAATAACTTTATCACCATCCGGAAAGGTGACAAAAAATTCAACCTGGGTACCGGATAAATGTTTGCCCAGGAATTGTAATGTGTTGATTTTTCCATTCAGTTCGGCCAGGTAAGGGCCAACCTGGTTGAGTAGGTCTTTTTGCATGGTTCCAAATTTTGGGTTAATAATCGTTTGTCAATACGAATTTATATTACTTTTTATCATATAAACAAAAAAAAATAATGCCGTGACTGGGCATTATTTAAAAAGTAGTAAAAATCAGTATTTTATGAAAGAAAAAGTTCCGCCTCTAATTTCCGGCGATTGGTAAGTCCTAAAACTTCTTTGCCTTTTACCTTATTCCAACGAATGAACTGTGCGGCAACCAGGTTTTTTTCAGTTCCGTTATTTAGTAAGCGCAAAAGTGTTGACCTGGAAAATGCACCCATGCCAATATTGTAAGCCAGTGAAGTAAGGGCCGTAAGTTGGTTTGCATTAATAGGCACCTTAACCAGTTTTTTAATTTGTGTTTCCAGGGCCGCCGTATTAAGGCGCAACCAGGCCAGGGCCTTTTCTTTTGTAATTACATCACCTTTTTTTATTGGCAATCCGGTTTCGGGATTAATAGTTGTGCCGTAACCAATAGTCCAAATATTACCAGTGTCCTGGTATGCTCGCAACCTTAATCCTTCAAATTGGGCAATAATCTTTGTTGCACTCACTTTTCTACTAATTAGCAAAAGGCCAACAATGGCCAGTGTAATAATATAGTTTTTTGCTTTTCGCATTCATTAAAGGCCGGTTTTGTCAAAGTCCTTTGCAACACCAAGGCCCAGGCCGGTTGTAATGGCGGTAAGTCCTTCAATGGTGTGACCTTTTAAAATAAGGGCAATGCCACTTAAAATTGTTGTAAAGCCGAAAAACGTTGTTTTCCAGTTACGCGGTTTTTTTAGTTTCATATTTTAAATAATTTATTGCATTATACACGATCGTGCCAACACCAATTGTTGCCAATATTAATTTTTGTCTTTTATTAAGTTTTGGCCGGGATGCGGCATATAACATAAAAGGGCCAAAAAAAATAACATCGGCAATTCTTACCAATTGTGTTTTCATTCTTTGTCCATTAAGTGGGCAACAATAATATCCAATTTGGTTTCCAACCTGGTAAGTCGGTCACCGTGTTCATCATGCTTTTCCATGGACTTTTCCAGGGCCTTTACACGGTGGTTAAGTACACCCCAGGTTGCGCCGGCACTGAAAATGGCACTAATTATTATTGTCAACAACTGGTTGTCCATCACTTTTCTTTTTTGTTTCCTCGGCAATTGCCTGGTTACATTCGCGAAGTTTTGCTTGCAACCATTCAATGTTTGCCAATAAATCGTATGCTTGCGCTTTTAGTTCCGTTAATTTGTCCATGATTAAGGTATTAGGGTTAAGTTTAATTGACTACAAATATATTGATAAGCGGCCAAATTAATATCCTGGCTTTCACCCCACACAATGTAATCAGCGCCGCTTATTGTAGTATTACCTTGCGTAAGGCTTTGCTTTGTTTCTGCGCCTTCGCTATCTGTTGTAACGCTAGATATTTGCCAGTAAAACTGCGCATAGTCGCTAAGATTGTCGTTTACAATGCTAGCGTCTATAAAATTGCCTGTTGCGGCTGTTCCGTTAGTCCATATTTGGACTGGTTGAATTGAATATCCCATTTTTATTTTTTATGTTGTTTCGTTAGCTCCTATTCCAGTAATATAAATCGTGTAAGCTGCTGCACCACTTAAAGCAAGTTGTAAATTTTCGCCACTATTTGTATAAGTTCTTGTTGCTGGACTTGCATAGTTTTGACTACTTATTACAATAGGTGCAGTAGTTAATCTACCTAATAATAATACTAAATCAGTAAAAAAGTTTCCAGGAACGTCATTTCCACTTACTACATATAAACCACCGTAAGGACCAGTACTTGGTTTTATAGTTGTTGCACCAGCGCCACCAGTAACAGTAGATTTTTTTGCAAAAGCATTACCAAAATTATTTTCATCAGTAACATTTGCATCAGCATTATTGTTAAAATGTATTGCACCAGCTACATTTAATTTTGAATAAGTACCATTTGTTGTTGTATTTATACTAGCAGCACCATTTACAGCAAGTTTTGCGCCGCCGTCTGTTGTTGTGCCGATTAAAACGTTACC